AGCCAAAGCAGATCGTAAAGCGACTGGTGAAGTGCCCGGTTGCGTCCTGGGTAAAGCACCAAGGTAAAGATCAGCCGATGTACGACTTCCTCACGGCGATGTCGTATCTGATCGCGCCGAAGGGCAATATTGAAGACTGGTTCTCGCAGCAGAACGCCGCCAGCCTGCCGCCCTATGTGAACAAGATGTTCTGGGACTCCGCGCACCAGCGCAACCGGGTGATGCTAGCTTCGAACGACCTGTGGCATACGGAAGATGTACTTCTTGTTCTCGGGCGTGTGGCGATGACCGTTCGCCAAGAAGCGAAACTGTGGATCGAAGATTTGCCTGAAAAAGATCAACTGTCTGAACTGCAATACAACGCGCTTATCGACGCGACCAATCGACTGGTCGATACCATTCGGCAGACACTTGTTGAGATGCCTCGATCCACACTGTCTATGACGGCTCACATCAAGAGCGAGTTGGAGTCGAGCGGCAAGATGATTGCCGACGAAGACCGGGCCGTGGATGATGACGACGATGAATGAAACTCGGCTGATCCGCCCGCCGACAATCGATCAACTGGCAGCGAACGCAAAATTTGAAACGCTGGAAGACATCGTAGCTGCAGCTTTTGCTGAGATGAAGCCGTCGAACCGCATGAGCGTGACTGACGCGGCTCTCAATTACACCCGTATCGGCAGCGGTGGCGGCCACAGCCGACCGTGGTCTTTGGAGAAGACACCTTACCTCGAAACGCCGCAGAACGTACTGACTTCGTTAGAGTTTACCGGCATGGTTTTTGTTGGGCCGGCGAGGACGGGTAAAGCACTGCCCTTGGACACTGACATTCCGACACCGCTTGGGTGGCGAAAGATGGAGGATCTTACTGAGGGCGATTATGTTTTCGGTGCAGATGGTTTGCCCACTCAAATCAGTTTTGCGACAGAACCAATGTTTGGACATCGGTGCTACGAAGTGCGCTTTGCGGACGGAACGAGCATCGTGGCTGACGCTGAACACCTTTGGAATGTGCGCGATACTCGCAAGCAGTATAACGGCACAGCCAACTACACTCGTATTTTGACGACAGAAGAAATTCTGTTAGAAGGATTGACCTGCGCAAAAAGCAACAGACTTAAATTTGCCATACCAATCACTTCCGCCGTGCAATACAAAGAAAAAGACCTTTTGCTTGATCCTTACATATTAGGACTCTGGTTGGGCGACGGATCAAAGCACAACTGCACGTTGTCTGTCGGCAGAGACGACCTAGATGCAACTTGCACCAATATCGCCAAACCCGGGTATTATTTCAAAGTTTACAAGCCGTCGAACATTCGGCGGTGCTACACACTGCCGATTATGGGGCCGGATCACGTATATATCGACCAGTATCTATCAACCATGGGCGTCAATGATGAAGCCCCAAAGCGCATTCCGAACGACTACCTGACCGCCTCAGAACATCAGCGCCGCGAACTTCTGCGCGGTCTTATGGATACGGATGGGAGTATCTTTGGTACGAACGGACGGCATGTTCAGTTCGTTACTGTGGAACGTGATTTGGCGCTTCAGGTCAAGGAACTGGTAGCCTCTCTAGGGTATAAGGCGTCCATTAGGACAAAAGAATCTTTCATCGGCCGTAAGCGTTACCGTGATGCTCATCTAATAGAGTTCACGGTTTATGATCCGACTGAGTGCTTTGCGATGCCGAGAAAGATCGCAAAATCAAAGCCTGACGCCCCTAAGAGAGAGACTCAGACTGGATCGCGTTTCATCAAAGAAATCGTACCTGTCGAAAGCGTTCCTGTGCGTTGCATCAAAGTCGAGGCGGAAGATTCTTTGTTTTTGGCTGGGCGTGATTATGTCGTGACCCACAACACGGTCATGGGCCTTAACTGGGTGTCGCATACGGTAAAGACGGATCCGGCAGACATGCTCTATGTCCACATGGATCGAGAGAACGCGCGCAAGTGGTCAAATGGCGATCTGAATCGTTTTCTCATGGCGTCTACTGCCATCAAAACCGAACAACTCACAGCCAGACAATACGACAACACCTTCGACAAGACTTTCAAGAGCGGGATGCGCTTTCTCTTGACCTATCCAACAGCTTCCAACCTTTCAGGTATTACGGTAGGTCGAGTGGGCTTTATCGACTATGACCGTATGGACGATGATGTCGATGGGGAAGGCAACCCATTTGACCTTGGGTCAATGCGAACGACGACCTTTGGCCGCTTCGCCATGACCTATGCTGAGTCATCTCCGAACCCGAACAAAGAGATTCAAGACCCTCGCTGGATGCCTGCAACTCCACACCAGGCCCCGCCTATTCGCGGCATCTTCGAAATCTATAATCGCGGCGACCGGCGAATGCTTTACTGGAAATGCCTGCACTGTGGGTGTTGGTTCCTGCCAAAGTTCGCATGTCTCGATTGGGGCGGCCGATCTGATCCAATGGAAGCCCGTGAAAACACCGTCATGGTCTGCCCAACTTCGGGCTGCGTGATCGAGCCAAAGCACAAAGACGCTCTGAACCTTGGCGCCCGCTGGTTACGAGACGGTGAGGCACTCACTTCCGACGATGTGCTTTATGTTCTCCCTGGTCAGAAGGTCGCACGGTCCTCGATCGCATCGTTCTGGTTGCTTGGGCCGCAAGCTGCATATCAGCCGTGGGGCCAACTGGTTGAGAAATATCTTCGCGCCCTGATAGCGCTTGGGGAAACGGGCGACGATGGCCCGCTGCGCAAAACTGTGACAACCGACCAGGGCATGTATTACATTCCGCAAGGTCGGCTTTCCGATCTTTCACCTGAAATCCTGAAGCAGCAGGCTGAGGACTGGGGAAGCACGCCTGAGAACCCCACTGTGCCAGAGGGTGTGCGCTTCCTGATTGCCGCCGCGGACGTGCAAAAAACGGCATTTGTCTGTCAGGTTCACGGCTTCTGCGAGAACGGCGACGTGATCGTCGTCGACACGTTCAAATTGCGGCTGTCTTATCGGACCAACAGCAACGGCGACCGCCTGCCGATCGAGCCTCACGCCTTCAGCGAAGACTGGCAGGTTCTGCGTGAATTGATGGACCGTAGTTATGAACTTGCTGACGGCTCGGCTCGCCGCATGAAAGTGAGAGCGACAGCAGCAGACTCCGGGGGCCATGAAGGCGTGACGGGCCATGCTTACAATTTCTGGCGCGGCCTGAAGAAGACCGGCGATCATCGTAGGTTCATCCTGGTCAAAGGCGGCTCGACTCCGACCGCGCCGCTCGCTCGTACAATCTGGCCAGACTCCGCACAAAAGGAAAAGCTCGCAGTCGCCAAAGGCGATGTTCCTGTCGTACTATTCCAATCGAACACGCTGAAGGACCGCGTGCAATTGCTGCTGAACCGTCGCGTTCGTCCGAGTGAAGGTGATGAACCGAGCGTCGGTGGTATGCTGCGCTACCCTGATTGGGTGGAAGATTGGTTCTTCAAGCAGTTTACGGCTGAAATTCGGACTGAGAAGGGTTGGGAGAACACGCGCAAGAAGCGGAACGAGGTCTTTGACCTTGCATACTATGCGATTGGAGTCGCGTTCCGACCGATTGAAAAGGACGTACCGTTCCTGCATTTCGGCGCAGATCGTCTACGTTGGAACGAGACGAATTGGGCAATGCACTGGGATTTCAACGAGTTGGTTTTCTCGACACGGGAAGACGCTCCACAAAAGCCAGCCTCACCAAAGTCGAGGTCTCTGGCCGATCTTGGCAGTAAGTTGGCTTAGTTTCACATTTATTGTGATTTCAAATACTTACTTGCAAGTCGAATGTGACTCCTGTATCTACGAAGCAACCTCAGAGAGATTTTCATGGCAACGACTGCTGAACTTCTGGCCGAAGCCCGCACTGCACTTCACGCGCTGGCCACTGGTCAAAGCGCTGTCGAAGTTCGTGACTCGGACGGTTCCTCAGTGCGGTTTACTCCCGGCAATATGTCGCGGCTCAAGACCTACATTGCGGAACTGGAAGCCACGCTGGCCGGTAAGCCGCAAATTCGCAAACCTTTCCGTCCGGTGTTCTCATGAGCAGCACCGATCTATCCGATCTGCTGGGCGAAAAGGCCGCAGTCTCCCCGGCTGTTCCCAGCGTGATGCCGCCCTCGGTGACTGTGGCGGCGGTTGTCGGGGGCATGGCACACGATGCCGGCAAGATCCACAACGAGATGGCTGCCTGGCGTCCTCGCAATCTGTCCGCTGACGCAGCGGTCCTTCCTGACAAAGATGTGGTAGATGCTCGCGCGGATGACATGATCCGCAACGATGCTTTCGCGGCGTCGGGTGTCACCTACTGGAAAGACAGCATCGTTG